TGAAAGCCCATCTTGGCATATTGCTCGAAAGCGTACTCGATTACGGGTGTTACCTCGTACTCGTTTACTTCACCGCCGACCCTTGTTACTTTTAGCTTTGCCATTTTTTGCCCCTTTATTAGTTGTTTAGAATGTACCTGTTGATGCTACTGCAATTGTACCTGACACGTTCCAAGTTACGCTCTGCATTGAAAGGTCGCCAGTTGCACCGTTGATGTCGGTTGTGTTATTGACCAAGCATGTCATTGTGTAAAGTGGGTTTGTAGCTGATACCGCAGTACCCTTTTCCTGCAAGAATACGACTGTAACATTGGTTCCCCATGCAGCCTGAAGTGTCGCAAGAACATTAGCTGAAGCGGTATCATTGAGGAAGTCGATTGTGACTGATGAAGCCTCGAGACCCTTAACGAACTTGTGACCTGAGTCACCCATTGCAGTTACTTCGAGTTCGTCAAATGTACGGTTAAGAGTTACTGATGTTACATGGTCTGATAGATCGACAGAGTTAACCTTAACGCCGACCTTGTTATTTAGAAATACTGCCATTTAGGTTATTCCTCGTCTTTCTTAGTAGTTGGTTTTGGTGCTGGTGTTACTGGTGGAAGCTGACCAATCTTGATTAGAAAGTCGGCTTGCTCCTTTGTCCAATCGTCCATCGATTAGCTCCATTCCGTTAGGGTTGAGATGTTAATGGTGGCGGTCAGTAGCGTTCCCTGCTCTGTGTCGATAGTGCCGAGATTACTTACTGAGCCAACATTAAATTTGATTGATGATGCAGCGAGCTTATTAAAGACTGCGACCATGGTGTCCTCAATGCCAGCAAGGTTGCCCTGATTATCGAGTAGTGGCATGAAGATGCGTAGCTCGAAGTTAGCTAGTGGAGCGATGGTTGCCCATTGGTTGTTATTAGGCACGATGTATTCAGCGCTAGATGGCGCTACTACAACGCTAGGTGCAATAGGGCTTGCTGGTGGAAAGGCAAATGTTGAGTAGCGAGTGTCATCTACGATCGCATTGGCAATAGTGGTTCTAAGAGTTGTGATTGCAGTCATTAGCCGACCATGCTATTTGGGTCTAGATAAGGCGCGATAAGCCCGCGAATACGGGAAAGAAGCTGGGTAGACATTGCATAGAATGAACCCATAGAACCATCGGGAGCCATGCCGTTGCCTGAGTTGGCTTGGCGGCTCTGCCAGATAGATTCTGAAATCATAAGAGCAGCTAACTGAATAGCTGGAATAGTTGTGTAATCCGTATAAGTCTCACCTGCAGCGATGCCGTAAGGCTGGACTGTGTGGACTGCGTTATCTGTTATGTGGCTTGTGGTTACTGTAAATGAGTATTCACTTACTCCTGTAATTGTCTTAGTGCCGTTATATTTAGTACCTGCACCCGATATGACAACCTGCTGACCAACATAGAAGTATTCTCTAATAGGCTCATTAAAATAGAGAGTACCTACTGTGCCCTGATTTCCATGAGCTGAAATGTATTGCTGATTCTTCCAGAGCATTGGAAGGAGGACATTATCCGCAGCATCGCAGACCTCTTGAAGAGTCGCATCTGCATAGAGAGAGCCAACGCCAAGTGCTGCCTTAAGTTCGGCTACTGTGCAAAGTGACATTCTCTATCCTTTCATAAGAGCTGGGAGCGAGAAGGGCACTCGCCCCCAGCCGTTCTAATGGGTGTTGCTTATGTGAGGTTGAAGCGACGGATACCCGCGCCAGCAGCCTTAGCATGCATAGCAAGATAGCCGTACATGTTAATCTCAATCTCGCCAGATGTAAGGACATTTAGACGGAGATTTGTGACTGGGGATTCCCAAACATAGACTGAGTTTGGAGCTACGAGGAACGCAGACTCGTCGATGATTCCTGCTGTTGTGATGTTGTGATCTACCACCAAGTCAGCACCAAGAACGCGACCAACTGTAGATGTGATTGAGCCATTGCCTGAAGCATTGACTGGTGACTCAGCATTGAACAATGCGCGACCTGTTGTGTCTGCGTATCCGAGGATAGCTGCCCACTGATCTGTTGAAGCTACAAGCTTGTTAGCGTAATCGCCACCAGTTGCCTTGTAAGCTGCTGGACCCTGTGTAGCGATGAAGCTCTGAAGTCCTGCTGCGGTTGCTGCAACGCCTGTTGCCTGTGTTCCTGCTGATGTGAAGTATGCGAGGAGAGCAGCATCTGTAGCCTTCTCGTAGCCTTTACGCATTTCATCAAGAAGCAATGTCTCAAACGCAGGATTTGAGAAATCAAGCAATTCAAATGACACGCGATTAAGTGTTGAATACTTAGCTGCAGTTACTGTGTCGTATGTTGATGTCATTCCTGTCTCTGATGGTGCTGCGCCTTCTGCTGTTACCGCAGTTGTTGGAGCTGTGCCCATCTTAGGGATTGTGAATGAAAGTTGTGGTACTGCACCTGCGCGAGTAACTGCATCGAACGCTGGGCGTCCTGAGAATGTAGTTGTCTGGAACATGTTGAGGTGCGCAGGAAGTGTAAGTCCTGTGTTTGTTGATGTTGAATCGTCAGCTGCTAGAACTGTGCGACGAGCTTCGTCATCGCCCATTGCTGCCTTGATTTGTGCTCCGAGGTACTGAGCTGATGAGATTGGAGCTGTGCGCTCTTTGACATAGTGTGACGCTGCAACTGTTGGGCGAGCCGCTTCGACTGCTGCTGCTTCAACTGCTGGAGCTTCTACCGGTGTAGTGGTTTCTTCCACGACTGGCTCGCTTTCTGGTTGGGTTGGTTCTGCTGGGATGACTTCCTCAGCAGCGATCTCCAATACCTGAGCAGTCTTAAAGGCTGGCTCTGTTACTAGAGAAACTTCTTTTAGCTTTGCAGCTGTTACGACTGTGTGACCGTCGCGTGATGGCTTTGATGCGATGATTTCTGCACCTACAGAGAGTCCGGATACGAGACCTTCTTGTGCTTGAATAAGAGCATCGTTGCCACCTGTTGAACGAGATAGCTTAAAAGTTGCATAGATACCATCTGGGCGAACTTCAGCGTTAATCATGCGACCAACTGGCTTCTTTATATCGTGCTGGCTAAGTAGCTTAATCTTTGAGACATCTGTAATGTCGATTGAACCAGCCTCGAATACAACGCCACCGAGATTAGTCTGTCCTACTTCGCCAGTTCCCATAGGCACAATTTTGCCTGAGATTTCACGACGATCTTCGCTGCACTCAATAGATGAGGCTTCGATATAGAGAGTCTCCATTAGCTTATTCCTTCGCTTCCGTTAGGGGATAGGTCTGTCATTCCCATTGCTTGCTCAGTAGTGATAAGTCCTAATGAAAGGAGCTTCTCAATTACTGCTAATTCTGTTAGTGGGTCTTGCTGTAGGAAAGTGTCTCCAACGCAGAATTTGACTTCATGTCCAATGGTGGAGATGTCATCCATAGAGAACCTTCTGGATACAGCTTCCATGTAAGGCTGAAGTGATAAAGCAAAAAATTGCTTGCGCTCATCCTGCACATTTGCATAAGTCATTGTTGTGTTCTGATCTGCTGAAAGATAATAGGCTGGCACATTGCATAGACGAGCAATCTGGGTGCTGAGGTTCTGAATAGCCTCGTTATACATCATGTCTTTTGGTGAGAAAGAGACTGGGTTGTAATCAAGAGTAGAAGTCAAATAAGCTGTTGAGTTATTCTGACGAGCGCGCTTCCACGCTGCAATGAGTCCTTGAACTTCTGCTGCTGGAAGGTCTGCACCGGAGTTCTTGAGGAATCCTGCTGGCTGTGGGTTAGCTGAGTTAGTCGCTGCCGCTAGTTCAACATCAACTGCTGCCTTAATTGTGCGAGCGCCACGCTCTAGGATGCCTTCGTCGAAGCCCTGAATTGTGATGATGTCGCTCATCGCAATAGGAGCGCCATCGACATAATACTGTGTGATCATGATGCCGTTAATGTCAGTTGTAAATGTAACTCGACTATTAGCCATCCACTCGAAGCTAGCTGGGCGTCCATCTTCTGCGTAGCGTTCTTCGACAAGGAGATAAGCAACTCCGTACATCAAGAGACTGTCCACAATCCATGCCATAGTTACGAAAGATGGCTGAGACTTTGATAGCTGAGAAATCCAGCGAGGCGGTGCAATTACTTCGCCTGTTTTCTTGTTGTAATACTCAAGCGGGATGCTAGCGATAGTTCCGCAGATGAGGTTACGAGCGCGAGCAATGCTTGGGACTGTCATCGCCTCTTTACGAGAGATGCGTGGCATGATCGCAGTATTAAGTGAGAATATATTCTCGCCCATTACCTGTGGCGCGTATTGCGCTTCTACTGTAGCCGGCTTACGCGAGAAGATACCCATAGATGCTAATTATACACTACTCAGAGTAAATCATAACGCTCTGTTGTGGTTTTGAGAGTGTCGAAACTACCATTGCAGTAGCAATAGCACCGGATATATCTCCGGCAGATTTTCTCTTAATAATGCGCCAGCTAGAGTCGTTAGTTTTGGCTGCGCAGTTGTTCATCTGTTGAATCCAACCCTCTTGCCCTGAGTGAATAACTCTTTTGTTATCTAAGGCGTCTTTGAGGTCGGTACAGGCTTGGTAGAACTGCGCTCCTGAGATGTCTTGAACGACTTGTCCTGCGTTAGCCAAGCGATCGGCAATCGACTGAGTGGCGTACCTATCGAAGCCAATAGAGCGAGGGCGGTACTGGTCTGCCCAGCCTTTAATATCTGCCGCAATCTTGAGTTCATCTACCGAGACCTGCGATTCCCATGTTTGAGCAAGTCCAATTCCGATGCGACCATCTGGGAGTATCTGTCCAATAACCAGAGACGCATTACGACGAGACGGACTGACATCGAACGCGAATACCGTGTAAGCCCCGACTGCCAGTTCGAGAGTATTGTCAGAACATTCCTCAAGAGAGCCATGCGTCCACGGAGAAGATAGCGAGTCAATCCATTGGCATAAGAGTTCTGTGCGAGTGTTCTCGATAGGTGATGTTGCGACTGCTTCCTCAAGTGCTTCCTCCGTGATCGTGTAGCCTAGAGCTGGGTTCGCTTGAGCCCATCCTGAGCGGTCGGTTATCTTGCAATACTGTGGTGCTGAATACTCGTAAAAGCCAAAGGTCTTAGGAGGATTCTCTAATGCTCGCTCTCGCATACCATTGAGTACGAGGCTAAATGCGTCACCTGCATTTGAAGTGAGTAGCGTCTGACTATTCGGTTTAGCTCTTGTAGTCGGCATAGCAGCTCGGTATCCCTCATCGCTGATTTCTCGCAACTCGTCGATATACAGGAAGTCTGCCGTCCTTCCGCGAGAGCCGTCTCTAGTCGCTGCAACCACATCAAGGCGTGTTCCATCGAGCATCTCAATCGACTCAGTTCCATTGGCATATCTAATCTGTTTGACGAATCCTTTGAGGTGGTCATTGTTCTCC